CAAATGGTGGAGCAGTATCAAAAGGTAAGCCTGTTGTTGTAGGAGAACGAGGTGCTGAATTATTTATACCAAACTCATCAGGTCAAATAACACAATCAGCTAGAGGTACAGGTGGTGGAGCAGTAAATGTGAACTTTACAATTAACACAATCGATTCAAGAGGGTTCAATGATGCTTTACAACAAAACAGAGGTACTATAACAGCAATAATAAACAATGCTTTATCAGAAAAAGGAAGAAGTGAGTTAGTATAATGAGTGGTGCATTTCCAATATCAACATCTAAATTTCAAACACTTGGTATCAAGTCTAATCAAAATACAATTATTTCAAAATCTTTATCAGGAAAAAAATTAACAAGACAAATAGATAATCAAAAATTTAGTTTTACTGCTAGTATTATTACAGCGAAAAGGTCAGATGTTTATGGAGAACTTATGGCTTTTATTATGAAACAAAGGTCTAGCAAAGAAAACTTTACGATAATCCCACCTGAACTAGAAGATGCTAGAGGTAATGTAAGTGGTACTGTTCTTGTTAATGGTGTTCACGCAGTTGGAGATACAACAATAGATATTGATGCTATGACAGGAACTTTAAAAGCTGGAGACTTTGTTAAATTTGCATCACATAATAAAGTTTATATGGTAGTTGCAGATGCAACAGCCGATGGGTCAAATGAAGCAACAATTACAATAGAACCACCTCTTATAACTGCTTTAGCAGACGACTCTGTTGTGACTTATGACAATGTGCCTTTTACTGTTCATTTAACAAACGATATTCAAGAGTTTGGTGCAGTTAGTTCAGATAAAGATGGAAATTTATTATACCAATTTGAGTTAGATGTTGAAGAAACTCTTTAATGAAAAAATACAAAATTACACATCTAATAAGTGCTGACTTTGAAGCAACTGCTATTGTCAATGAAGATGAAATAGATACTAATTTAAACGATTTAAGGGAGTATAAAAAACCTGATAGTAAATTTAATTTTACCATGATAAAAGGTACAGAAAGCATAACTAGAACATATTACGAGGAACATGGCACGAACACTAACGACAGCACTAAAAAACGAATTATTAACAAATGATATTAGACCTGTTCATCTTATAGAAATAGGATTTTCAACACCTGTATATCTTACTGATTGTGGTTTTCCTCTAACATCATCAATATCAGGAACTAGCAGAACATACTCAGCATCATCTTTTCTTGTAGGAGCATCTTCATTTGAAGAACAAGTAGATATTACAAAAACAACTTTAAATTTATTTTTATCAGGTGCAGACCAAACATTTATATCAACTTGTTTAAATGAAAATATAGTTAATGATACTGTTGAAATATATAGAGGATTGTTAAGTTCAAGCAATTCAATAATAGCTGACCCAATATTATTATATTCAGGAAATATTGATACATTTGAAATATCTGAATCAACCACAGAGTCGAATGTTAAATTACTTGTAGTTTCACATTGGGCTGATTTTGATAAAAAAAATGGCAGAAAAACAAATAATGCTTCTCAGCAAAGATTTTTTAGTACAGATGTTGGAATGGATTTTTCAAGTCAAACAGTATTAGATATAAAATGGGGAAAAGAATGATTAACGATATTGTTAGTTTTTACAAATCATTTAATAGATATAATTGTTTTAGTAATGAAACAATATTTGAAGAAAATAAAAATTGTTTTAAATACAATCATTACAAAGTATTTCAAGATAAAAAAGGTATTTATGGTTTTGTAAATTGGACTTTTCTTGATTTAGAAAACTTAAATTATTTTTTAAAAACAGGCATAGTTCAAAAACATAACTCAGGGAATATATTTGTTCATCTTGATTTTTTAGCAAAAAAAAATATTAAACACATTTACAAATGGTCTTTAAAAAATATAACTAAATATATTGGTGTTAATAAACAAACACAATGGTTAAGATTAAATAAAGATAATGGTGTTAGAAACATTGTAAGAAAAACAGTAAAGGAATCTTGGAATGGGTAAGGTATTTAAAAAAGCAAAGGAAGTTTTTAATCCTGTCACTACTATTATTTCTAATTTATTTCAAGGTGGTTTTAATCCTTATGTTGCTTTAGGAGTATTTGCTATTGGTTGGTTATTTTCAAGGTCAATGAAACCTGATGTACCTGACTTTGGTACAAATGATTTTGAAGAAACTGAAAGAGGAATACTACTTAATAAACAATCAAATAATGCTTGTATTCCTGTTATTTATGGAGAAAGATTAGTTGGTGGAACAAGAGTGTTTTTAGAAACTTCAGGAACAGATAACACTTATTTATATGTCGCTTTGGTACTTTCAGAGGGAGAGGTAAATTCAATAGAAGAAATCAAAGTTGATGACAAAGTAGTCACATTTGATGGAGCATTAACACATGGCACAGTAAGAGAAGTAGCAAATAGTGATAGTAATTTTTACAAAGACTCTACAAGCCATATTCAAATACAAGCTTTTATGGGAACAGATGACCAAGTAGCATCAAGTGTTTTAACACCTTTATCATCATGGGGAAGCAATCATAGATTAAGAGGTATTTGTTATCTTGCTTTAAGGTTTAAATGGAATCAAGATGTCTTTGGTGGTATTCCACAAGTTCAAGCTAAAGTAAAAGGTAAAAAAGTAATTACACTAGCATCTAACTTATCAGAGCAAACTGCATCTTTTTCTACAAATCCAGCTTTTTGTTTATTAGATTATTTAAGAAATGAAAGATATGGAAAAGGAATTGCAACAGCAGATTTAGATTTACAAAGTTTTTATGATGCTTCACAAGTTTGCGTCACACAGGTCACACCATATTCAAGTGCTAGTGATATAAATATATTTGATTGTAATGCTGTTATAGATACATCAAAAAAAGTTTTAGATAATGTAAGAGAAATAGTAAAAGGTATGAGAGGTTATCTTCCTTATGTTCAAGGTAAATATAAATTAGTTATTGAGACAACAGGCACAGCTTCAGTATCACTTACAGAAGATGATATTATAGGTGGATATTCTTTAGCTTCTCCTACAAAAAATTCTAAATATAATAGAGTAATTGTTTCATATATAAATCCTGATAGAAATTACCAAGTAGATGAAGTTCAATATCCAGCCATAGACGATAGTGGATATGCTACTGCTGATAAACACGCAACTATGAAAACAGCAGATGGTGGGTTTTTATTAGAGGGTAGATTTGATTTTAAAACTATTACCTCAACCTATCAAGCTGAGGAAATGGCTGAAATTATACTTAGACGAAGCAGAGAATCTTTAGGTCTTAGTATTAACTGTGGATTTAAAGCTTATGAATTGCACATAGGAGATATTGTAAATGTCACTTTATCTAGTTTAGGATTTTCGAGTAAAGCTTTTAGAGTGCTTTCAATGACATTTAATGAGGATTATACTATCAATCTTAATTTAGTAGAGTATCAAGCATCACATTATACTTGGGCAACAAAATCACAAGTAAGTTCAACACCATCAACAAATTTACCAAATCCATTTACAGTTCAACCACCAGCAAGTGTAACTTTATCAGACCAACTTATTGAATATAATGATGGAACTGTAATTGTAGCTTTAGATGTAAGTGTTGGTGCTTCTCCTGATTCATTTATAGATTTTTACCAAGTAGAGTATAAATTAAGTTCTGATTCTAATTTTATTATATATGCACAAGGCTCAGGTCTTAATCACAGAGTTTTAAATGTAATAGACCAAGAAACTTATGATGTAAGAGTAAAAGCAGTAAATACTTTAGGAGTGTCATCATCTTATGTTTCAGCACAAAGAAAAATAGTAGGTGCTATTGCTCCACCATCTGATGTTCAAAATTTTACTTGTAATGTGTCAGGTCAAGATGCTCATTTAAGTTATGACGCAATATCTGATTTAGATTTAGCATTTTATCAAATAAGATTTTCTGAAAAAACTGATGGAACAGCAGAATGGATTAATTCTGTAAATCTTGTCACTAAAGTATCAAGACCAGCAACATCAATTACTGTTCCAGCAAGAGTTGGTACATATCTTATAAAAGCAGTAGATAAATTAGGAAATTTTAGTTCAAATGCAACTGCTGTAATATCAAATGTAGTAAGTGTTGAAAATTTTAATTTAATATCAACTATTAATGAGCATCCATCATTTTCTGGTACTAAAACGAATGTTTTATTGTCAGATGGAGATATTATATTAAATTCAAGTGAACTTTTTGATAGTGCCTCTGGTTTATTTGATGCTAATTCAACAAGATTTTTTGATTCAGGTGTTGAAAATGCTGATTTTTTATCTTCTGGTACTTATGATTTTGCAAATACAATAGATATTGGTGCAAAACATACAGCAAGAATTACAGCTACTTTATCACAATCTGCTAGGAATCCTGATGACCTTTTTGATAATAGAAGTGGTCAATTTGATTCTGGAAAATCAAACTTTGATGGAGATGCACCAGCTAATTGTGATGCTCATTTAGAAATTGCAACTTCAGATGATAATTCGACATTTACATCTTTTCAAACATTTGTTATAGGAAATTACACAGCAAGATATTTTAAATTTAGACTTGTTTTAACATCTAGCGATTTGACTTCTACTGCTGTTGTTTCAGAAGCCACAGTAAAAGTTGATATGCAAGATAGAATATTTAGTGGAAATGACATAGTTTCTGGTGCTGGAACTAAAACTGTTTCATTTACCAATCCATTTAAAACAAATGGATATGCTGTTGGTATAACAGGAGAAAATATGGCAACTGGAGATTTCTTTACAGTTTCTAACAAAACTGTTAATAGTTTTGATATTTTATTTAAAAATTCAAGTGGTACAAATATTTCAAGAACATTTGATTTTATTGCAAAAGGATTTTAAAAGGAGTATAAAACGATATGGCTCAACATGACATGAATATTGCAAATCAGAGTTTTCCTGATTTTAGAACAGATTTAAACAATGCACTTTCATCAATTAATTCAATGCACTCAGGAACATCAAGACCAAGTGGTGCTGTTGCTGGAACGATGTGGCTTGACACAACATCAGCTTCAAGCCCAGTTATTAAATTTTTTGATGGGTCAGATGATATTACATTTGCAACAGTTGATTATTCAGCAAATACTATAAATTTTTCAGACTCAGCATCAGATTTAGTTGGAGATACAACACCACAATTAGGTGGTCAATTAGATGTTAATGGCAACGCAATAGGAGATGGAACATTAGAATTACTAAAATTTATTGAAACTGCAAGTGCTGTAAATGAATTAACAATAACAAATTCAGCAACAGGTAACTCACCTGAATTATCTGCAACTGGAGACGATTCAAATATAGATTTAAAATTAAAACCAAAAGGAACTGGTAACATCGAAGTAATGGGTGCAACAAATCCAGGCTCTATTCAGCTAAATTGTGAATCCAATTCGCATGGGATTATTTTACAATCACCACCACATAGTTCAGGGCAAAGCTACACATTAAAATTTCCTACTGGTAATGTAACTGCTGATAGATATTTAAGAGTTGCTTCTGTTTCTGGTTCTGGTGCAACAGGAGTTGGTCAATTAGATTTTGCAGAAGTATCTGGTGGTGGTATATCTTGGCAATCAACTATTGTGACAGGTGCAACACAAACAGTAGAAGCTAACAAAGGATATTGGATTGACACAACATCAAATGCTTGTACTGTAACATTACCATCTTCAGCATCAGTTGGAAATATTATAGAATTATCAGATTATGCAAGAAAATGGGGTATTAATGCAGTAACAATTAATCAAAATGGTTTAAAATTTCAAGGATTCACAAGCCCAAATCCTGTTTATAATACTTCAGGTCAATCAGTAAAATTAATTTATTCTGGTGCAACAAAAGGCTGGATTCCAAATGTAGATGATGATGTTACTTTAGAAACTCCACAAACTTATGATATTGACTTTTTGGTAGTCGCTGGTGGTGGTGGTTCAGGTAGAGGAAATATTGGTGGTTCTGGTGCTGGTGGACTTCGAACTGCAACTGAATCAGGTGTATCAACAGGGGTTACTATTACTGTTACTGTCGGTGCTGGTGGAACTTATGCAAATCCACAAGGAACAAATGGGAGTGTGTCAAGTTTTTCAGGAACTGGTTTAACAACTATTGAATCTGCTGGTGGTGGTAAAGGTGGTTCAGGAAGCTCAGTAGGTGGAAGTGGTGGGTCAGGTGGGGGAGCTGGATATGATGGCTCTGCTGGTTCAGGAAACTCACCAGCTACATCTCCAAGTCAAGGAAACAATGGTGGTGGTGGTCAAACTGCATCGCCTTATCGTGGTGGTGGTGGTGGTGGTGCTGGTGCAACTGGAACTTCTGGAGGTTCTGGTGGTCATGGTGGTAATGGTTCACAAAATTCTATTACAGGCTCGGCAGTTTATTATGCTGGTGGTGGTGGTGCTTCAGTAGAACATAGTGCAACCAAATCAGATGGTGGTAGTGGTGGTGGTGGTCATGGTGGAAATGGGTCGTCTGATACTGGTACTAATGGAACTGCGAACACTGGTGGAGGTGGTGGAGGTGGTTATCTTCCTTATCTTGGAAAAAATGGTGGAAGTGGAGTTGTAATTTTAAGTGTTCCAACAGCAAGTTATTCATCAAGTGTAACTGGGTCTCCTACTGTTACAACATCAGGCTCAAATACAATTATTAAATTTACAGGGAGTGGCACTTATGTCACATAATTATTATGTCTAATTTTGCAAAAATAGGAATGAATGGAATTGTACTTGAAGTAGTCACAATATCTAATGAAATATTATTAGATGCTGATGGCAACGAACAAGAAGCTTTAGGTATTAATTTTTTAAAAGAAATGTATAATTATCCATCTTGGAAACAAACATCTTATAATACTTTAGGTGGAGAACATTTATCAGGTGGTACACCTTTAAGAAAAAATTATGCTGGTGTAGGTTCAAAATATGACCCTGACAGAGATGCTTTTATACCACCAAAACCTTATTTAAGTTGGGTTTTAAATGAAACAACTTGTCAATGGGAAGCACCAGTTGAAG